ATACAAAATTGCCAAAGTATCTGCTGTTAGACGAAAAAGTCAACGCACCTGAAAAACCTGTTAAATCAAAATTAAGAAATCTTGCTGAACCACTTATTTGGAATGTATCACTTCCCGCAATTACATAAACGCTTAATGAATTTGTTTCTATTCCATTAGTTGAGGGCGGTGTAATTGTTCTAGTACCAATTGAACCCGAATAAGAAAATTCAATTCTTGATGTTCCTGTAGTTGTAAAGTTAGTCACATCAGACATACTTAACAAAGTTCCGCTACTACCAGGTAAAACTATTTTTCCTGATGTACCAAATGCAAGAGAACGCAAGTTTGCATTGTTAGAACTAAATGTATTACAAGTAAGTGTGTAGTTGTTTAAATCTAATGCACCGTTAGTTAACACGCAAGTACGAGTAGAACCTGCATTTAAAGCATCTTGAAGTTGCCAAGTACCACCTACACCGTTGAATGTAAATGGGCGGTCAAAAGTTACACCCGCAGAAGTAAGTGTTTTAATTCCTGATGTTGCGGAAAATGTAGTGGTATTAGCACTAGCAGGGCAAGTCATTCCAGTTGATGCTTTGAAATCACCGTAAATTGTCATTACTCCAAAAGTTGCCGCACCCGCATATCCTGTTGGGTTTATGCCATCGGTAAAGTCTAAATTTCTAATTGATGTTGTAGAAGATATGGTAAATGTTCCAGTACCCGCAGTAACCCTAAATGAAATACTGTTGGCTTCTGTAGCGGCGGCAGGGGTAATTGATCTTGATGTTGCGCTTGAATTGGTGCAAATAATTTGTGGTGTGCCTGTTACTGTTGTCGTTGTAGAACCAGTAAAAATTGTGCCTGTACCACTTAAAGAAATTGTGTTTGTACCAAAAGCCAATGTGTGAGCAACAGCGGCACAAGTCATTGCACCTGTAGTTATATTAAAACCATTTAAATCAAGTGTCCCGCTACTAACTGTCAATGTAATTGTTGATGCTATTACCATTGATGAAGTCAACCGATACGTTGTGGTCGTTACTGCACCAACACCAATATTTACAGAATATGGAATTGTTAAATTATTTGCGTTATTAAATCTAATTGTTTGAGTGCTTACTAAAGTTGACCTAAAGGTTGCACCGCCAGTACCAGTAATAGAGGTCGTATCGCCAATATCAAAATTGCCATAAAAAACAGGTGTAGCGTTAAAGGTTGCTGTGCCAGTAAAACCTGTTAAATCAAAATCTTTAAATGAACCGCTTGTTGTTCCAATATTAATAATATCTGAACCCGCAGTTACTTTGACAGTAATTGCATTGGCTTCGCCTAAGTTGGTTAAAGTAATAGTTCTAGTACCTACTGAACCGCTGTAATTTGCTTCAACTAAAGTTGTGCCTGTAACTGTAAAGCCTGTTGTCGGTGTTACAAATACTGTTCCGTTATTTCCAGTTACAAGAATTTTTCCCGATGTTCCAAAAGTAATATTTTTAGTAGCAGTTCCGCTTGCCGCATTAAAATATAAAACACTCAATGTATTATTATTTAAATTTAGTGTTCCATTAGTTAAAGTAAAAGAACCACCGCCACTCAAGGTTTGCGTAAATGAATCCACCAACTTTACTGTGCCGCCAACACCTTGTATTGAAAAAGTGTTTAAAGGTATGACAGCACCGCTTGTTGTGACATTGATTGTTTTGTTAAAACCATAAAAATTTAATGAGCCTGAATTGCCAACAGTTACAGTAAACGATATTGCACTAGATAGAATAATATCGCCAAACAATCTTAAATCAGCATTACCTACGTTTAATATGGCGGGTAATGTTCGTGATGAACAATCTAAAGTTCCAATAAAATAACTTGAAACAAAAGCACTAGTCGCACCTGATACAAGACCCGCATCATTTATGATGGCAGTATCTTGCGCCAATGGAAAATAAATATCATTTGTTGTGCCGCCTGAAGTGTTAGACCAAACTGTGCTGTTCCACGCCGTAGCAACGGTGCTAGCAAAATAAACAGTTTTCCCTGCGACAAAAGTAATGTTTGAATTGTTTAGCCCATTACCAAGTCTTGTGCCTGACCAAGTACCCGATGCCCCTGCCGCAACAATATCTCTAAAATCACAATCAGTTAATGTTGCAATTGTTGCAACGGTCAATGTAATTTGTGTTCCTGCGGTTGCGCTTACTACTTGAATTCTTCTTACTGGCGTGTTTGCAGTTCCCAATGTCAGCGTTCCATTAATTGTTTGACTTGCGGTCAAAGTTAAAAGCCGAATACCGCTTGCGGGGGATGTGAATGAAAAATTATTGTATGTATTACTACCAGTTATAGACGGGCTTGTGCTTGATGTAGTAGAAGTAAAAGAAACATTGTAAAATGTTAGGTTTGTTGCAACAAAATTAGGCAATGTGTTACTAACTGTAATAGTAGAAGTACCCGCAGTAAATGTCAGGTTTGTTGTTGTCGCCATTGATATTGGCGATGTTCCTGTTAATGTTATTGTGCTTGCGTTTAAATTTATCGTTCTTGCTGTTGCCGCGCTTGAACTAAGACCACCAACTGTCAAACTGTAATTAGATGCAGAAGTAGAAAATGTACCGTTTGAAACAGTCAAAATCCTAGTTGAAGTCATTGAAAGCGCGCTACCTAGCGTCAAAGTGCCGCCAACGCCATCAACAATTAAACTTGTTGTGTTTAATACAACTCCATTGGTAGTAAGTGTTTTGGCTGTGGTTGCCCTAAATGTTAAAGCACATCCAGTAGTGGGTGACCAAGTAAGATTGCTTGCGGGTAATGACATTGACCCATAAACATCTAATGGGGAATTAGTACCTGAAGTAACAACAGTCATCACCCCATCTAAACCTGATGCGGTAAAGTCTAAGCAAGTAGCCGCAGTAATGGTTACGGTAAAAGCAGATGTGCCAACATTAGAGTTGGCATCAAAGAATACGCTATCCACAGAAGTGGGTGCAGATGCGCCACTAGCACCGCCTGAAGATGCTGACCAGTTTGCTGTAGAACTCGCATCCCAAGTCCCTGTGCCACCGACCCAATAACGATCAGCCATTTACGCCCCCTGTTCGGGTTCAGCAGTAATAACCGCAATCCAATTATTGAATCGTTGTTGCTTCATCGCCTCGATTTCTTCCGCAGTCAGTGTGTTGTCGTCTGGCAAATAGATTGCATCAGTCAACGTGTACTGACCGTCCGAAATCTCAAAGTCAATTTTTACCATGATCTAGCCTGTTTTGCAATTACGCAGGCCTAATCAACCTGCCAAACTGAGCGTGTATGTGATGTTCAGCGTGTCGCCAGAAACAACTGTGCGGTCGCCGGGAGATTGGAAGTCAGCAGCAGAGAACAGAGTGCCGGTTGATCCGCCCTTTGTACTATTGCTAATCAAGAACGCACCGCCAACAGTGGCTGTTGCATTGATATTAAACGCTGCGGCTGAAGCTGAGTTCGTAGCCACCGATGGGTTGGCTGTCGTTGCCGTAGCAAACGAGCATGTAGGACGCACACCGTTACTGTAAGGCGTGATCTCTGTCCAGCCCGCATGTGATGATGCTGTATCTGTAGCCGCCGGAGTATTTGAAGCACCCGCCCCGTACAAACCTAAATACCAAGTTGTGATCTGTGTAACTGAAGTCAAGGCACTGCCTGCCATGTACTGAAGACCCGTGTTGACCACCAAATTGTGCTCTGTTGCTGTCCACTTCACTTGGCCATCCGCGCCCACACACTCCATTGTGAAGCGGCCTAAAGCCATCGCAGACTCGCCCGAACGTGTGCCACACACCAGCCCTGCGGCCACAACATCTTTACCTGTAACTTTTTCGTTTGACATATTGTTTCCTTTAATTAGAACTACGAATTAATGCTGCTGACGCTGTGTTCGCAGGCATGGTAATTGTAAAGTTAGTAGAAGTCTTATCAGACCCAAAGTCCAACACGGCAATAGACTTATTACCTTGGGTAACGTTGTAGATCAAAGCACAACGAGCCGTCACCGAAGCGTTAAACACAACATCGGCAAAATCCACATACGCGGTAAACCCAGATGAGTTAATAGTCACGCCAGTTAAAGCCACGCCGCCCGCTACATACCCGGTACCAGTCACTTCATTGGTTGCGCTATACACGGTCGTAGCTTCATTTAAATCAGCGTTGGCAGTGTACAAAGCAATCTTCAATGTGTTTGTAGACAAATTGTGAACGCCCGTATACAGCTCCGTTTTGAAGCTGGTGGTCTGGGTTTGTAGGATGTAACTCATGAAACAGCAACCCTAAGCTGGCCATCTCTATATGCATCCATGCGCTGTTTGCCGTCTGCCAAGTTTTTATACAAAGCAATAGCCTGAACGTAACGATCCTGCGCTAACTTAACCATGTCAGCCTCACCCTTCATGTAGGTGTAAGCTTCACAAATAGTCCCGTACAGCAACACAGAATCAAAATTATCGCCAAGCCACGACGTGCCAGCAGTCACAATCGACTCAGGGTAGTAGTAGAAATGCAGCTCAACCACGTAGTTTGAATTGGGCGTAGGGCCCAGAATAAACGACAGCTCTGTTGAGTCCAACGTAGACGGCCCAAAGATGGCGTAGTGCTTTGGCAAGCCCGTAGCAGATGAACTTGGGTACGCTTCACGAATGAAGTTCACATCTTTGTTTAGCAAATATTTGTAGTCACCAGCCGCATCCACCACTGCCAGTGAATACGTAGACAAGAAGTCGCCTGGAGCAGACAAATACTTGTTATTGGTTGACAAAGTGCCTGTCATATTCTTTCGCAAATTTGCTGGCTGCGCGGTATTGTAAATTCTTTGTTCTGCTTGTGCTATGAAGATGTTCATATCCACAGTGGGAAACGAATTTTCGCAATAGTCAGAAACTGCAGTCACAAGTTCGGTGTAGTTCACGGTAGTTGCCCCCTACGCTTATGGCCCAATAAAGGTAATTGTAGTAGCAAAACGTACTTATAAAAAGTAGGTGGACTTATGTTGTGTTGTTTGCACGTTTCATAAACCTTAGCGCCTTGCATACAAAGACTATGAACCAACTTTGTAGCTTTGATTTTTTCTGTTACTTCATTGGCCCTAGACAAAATGATTGCCGCGCTTAACTTTTGTTTAGATGCGTCTGACAAAGTTACCCCTAATTGGCGTGCCCGTGCTTTATCCCGAAACTCTTGAGATTCAATACGGCCCTGACGATGCGTGGATAATTTCTGCCGGTGTTCATTTGTTAGTAACTTGCCTTTATTTATGGCGGATAATTTTGCCTTAACTTCCGACGTATGTGACCACCCGCCACGCACCAGCACTTCGTGTGGAGTACGCAGTATGTTGTATGTCTGCATTGACATTAGGCGGGTTTCGTAATCAATCCGCTGGTCTTTTGGGCAAATTACCAACAGCTTAAAATCAAACGATGCTTCCCCATACTTATCCCACGCTTTTTGCAAGATAAAAGAATGGTGTTTCCCACGGCGCAATGTACTCCGATGGGTATGCCATCTAGATTTGTAGTTAGTAGTACTGCCAATATACCGGTGCCCATTCACCGTATTTTCTATTGAATATACATACCCTGCGCCATTAGCAGTGTTCATGCCATCGGGCCCCTGCTCATAACGCCTTTAGTTGCCGCGCCAGTGCCACGGATTTTGATACCAGACGTTTTAGCTTCTGGTTGCGCACGGCGGTACACATTACCTACAGCCATATTAACTGTACCAGCATCGCTGTGGTCAGGGCCAGAGCCGGGATTAGTAGAGGCCGTAACCACTGTACCAGTCATGGTGTGCGGTGTAGCGTAGACCTTGGCATCGCCAACTTCTTTACCCATTATCTTTTTGCTGAATGTTGCCATGATTAGCCTCGTTTCTGTGCGGCAATCTTTGCCAAGTTACGACCCATGGTCAACATGTCAGAGTTAGTCTTACCTTTACCCTTGCCTTTACCACCCATCATTTCTTTTTGGGTTGGCCCGCTATTGCCAAGGTTTTTGCCTTCGGTTTTACCCTTTTTAGCAATGCCATCTGCTGATCGTGTGTATGCCATATTAAGCTCCTTAAGATACCGAT